CTCTCCCCGTTCTCACGCAACTTCTTCTTACGCGCGACCAGTTCCAGCATCGTCTGTGGAAGAGTCCGGCGGATCTCGCGGCAGAACTCGGTGTTGCTGCTGTCGTAGCCGTCGAGCCGATGGAGCGTGAAGCCGATCTCATCGGTATCATCGTAAATCTGAAGGACTATACGCTCGGTACCGACAAGGGCGGCGATGTCACGTTCTTCGACGACTTCGACATCGACTACAACCAGTACAAGTACCTGTTCGAGACTCGTCTTTCGGGTGCTCTGACGAAGATCCGTTCGGCTCTGGTAATCAAGAGGGCAGCCGCTGGTGCCACGCTCGCTACACCTGAGAAGCCTGACTTCGATGGTACCACGGTCATCGTGAAGACTACGGCTGGTGTCACGTACAAGGATTCGGCCACTGGTAATACGCTTACCACGGGAACTCCGGTCGTCCTTGCTTCGGGCCAGTCAATTCATGTCGTGGCCGAGCCTGCTTCTGCGGGAGTGTATTTCGCAACGAACCAGGATGACGAGTGGACTTTCCAGAATAAGAACTAAGGAAGGCCCTTATGGCAAGGTTCTATGGTCGCATTGGGTATGGTGAAACCGTAGAAAATCAGCCTGGCGTATATGTCGATGATATTGTCGAGCGTACATATTTCGGAGATGTTATTCGAAATGCGAGAAATCTTCGTGAAGGAGAGAATCTCAACGCCGATCTCAGTGTACAAAATTCAATCAGTATCGTGGCCGATGCATATGCCAACAATCACTTCTTTGCCATTCGTTACGTAGAATGGGCGGGGGTTTTGTGGACGGTCTCAAGTGTCGAAGTACAGAGCCCCCGTCTTCTGCTTAGATTAGGGGAGGTGTACAATGGGCCAACGCCTGCAGTTACACCAGCTCCTTAAAACGTTTACAGAAAATGTGTATTTTCAGCCGCCAACCAATGTAAAGCTGGAATATCCTTGCATTATCTATAAACGCGACTTCGCAGATACTAAATTTGCGGATGACATTCCATACGATCATGTATTAAGGTATATGATAGTCGTTATCGATCGGGATCCCGATAGTGACATTCCGTTAAAAGTGGCTTCGATGCCGATGAGTCTATTTAATCGATTTTATACAGCTGATAATTTGAATCATGACGTGTATAGCGTCTACTTCTAAAAGGAAAGGAACCACATGTCGTCAGCGCTGACATGGGATGAAGTTGGTGAGCGCCTATATGAGGTTGGTGTAGACCATGGCGTTCTATACATTCCAAATGCTACCGGTGTTTACGATGCCGGATTCGCATGGAATGGGCTCACGACTGTCACAGAATCTCCTTCTGGAGCAGAGGCTTCTCCCCAGTATGCAGATAACATCAAGTATCTGAACCTGATTTCTGCCGAGGAGTTCGGTGGCACGATCGAGGCGTTTACCTATCCCGAAGAGTTCGGACAGTGCGATGGTACCGAAGTTCCGTCTCCTGGTGTTCTTGTCGGGCAGCAGGGTCGGAAGTCCTTCGGTCTGGCATATCGGACGAGAGTCGGTAACGACATCGACGGGACAGAGCATGGCTATAAGTTGCATCTGCTTTACGGCTGTCAGGCATCTCCCTCGGAGAAGGCCTATGCTACGATCAACGATTCACCGGAGGCAATTGCCTTCAGCTGGGACTTCACTTCTACTCCGGCTCCGGTGACGGGTCTCAAGCCGACATCACTGATCGTGGTCGACTCCACCGTAGTGGATCCTACCGATCTTGCCGCGCTCGAGGATATTCTCTACGGCGGGACCGCTGCTCCGAAGCTTCCGACTCCG